GCGTTGTTTCCGTTCCTTATGATGGGACTGTTGGTCGATGCGTTGTAGGCCAAGCATCGCGTCAGCGTGACGTTGATCGTCTTGCTTGTTGTCGTGCTAGACGTGCCCAAGTAAAGCGGTCGAAACGCCGCCGGGAAGTCGAAGACCAAATCGATAAACTCAATCGTCGTGTCGTCTTCCCTGCTTGGCAGCGACATGTGACCCGAAGGGACAATACGTGCGCCGCTGGCCCAAACGCCGCCGTGCGAGTTCTGGCCTTGAAACCTGATTGTTAGATCAACGTCTGCCCAGCCACCTTGCCATCCATTCCAATCGTGATCGCCATCCTCAAGAACGCATACTTCTGTATCACCTGCGGATGGTTGAGATCGGCGAGCGTTATACCATAGGCTGATGGTTGCGTAGTCTGCGGCATCGCTAGCTCCAACAATCTTAGTGACGGTTGCCATTACTCAGTCCACGTTCCTTGCTCTTGCTCGACTGATTGCACTAAACCGGCACTCCAGTCAGGCGCAAACCCTAACGCAGCCAACAACTCTTCAGTCGTGATAGATGCACGACCTGTTGATGCTAGGCTTGCTTGAGCACTAGCAGGCAAGCGGCTGTCAGTCACAGCGAAGTAGTCGTAGACTTTGCTGATGTCAGACGCAGTCAACATCGCTTGGCAAACAGATTGACGGACGGTCGCTGGGTCATCAGCTAAGTCCAGGATGCACCAGCCTTCATTGGTTACCGGTCCATCCCAGCCAGTCCCACCAACAATAGCTTTGCCAGCATGGACACCGTCTTGCAGCGCAGCACAAACAACGCCGTCAGGGGTATGTGTGACTAGTTGAGTTGACATTAGGCAAGCGTGAAAATGCCACTCGCGTTCATCGTGATAGTTAACGTATTACCGGTTGTTACTGTGACATCCGCAGGAGACGAATCCAGCAAGCAATAGCACAGGAACTTACCGCTGTTTTCATAGATAGCTGCATAGCGTGCGACGATCGAACCGCCGCTCGCCGTCCATACAATCGACACAGAGTTGTCAACGGTCACGGTAGTTGTGCCGCTAAGTGTTAGCTGGTTGATTGTGATGCCGCCTTGAGTGTAACCGTAGGCTGTAGCTACCTCGTTAGTCGTGCTGTATGTCGTTGCTCCCGGCCCGTCCCACGAACTAGTAAACAAAGCGATCTTGAACGTGTCTGTGTCCAAGTCAAAAGAGCCATCAAGAAGCGAAGTTCTTGCTGCGTTGGGAAATGTCCAATTGCCTGCTGCCATAATGATTAAGTAGTGTTAACTGTGAAGGTAGCGACCTCATTCATAGTCCCGCTACCAGTTCGTTTGTGAAGTCGAAGAGTCCAGCTTGATGGCGCACTTGATGCCAACCATGACACTGCGACGTTTGTAGCTCTCATGCTCGCAGCAACAGGAACACCAATGTTCCCCGGCTCTAGAGTGACACCTGCGCCTGTCTTTAGGTCAATGGTTGTCGCAGTGCCGCTAGCATTTGTGCCTGTCAACACAACCGAACAAACCTCAGCACCTATGTAGTCGCGAGAATCTAGATCAGTAGTCTTAGCAAGCAGACCAACAATGAAGTCAGAGATCGTTGTCTTTGAAAACGTGTCAGTATTGGTGCCATACAGCAGTTGGTTTGCTGCAATGCCGTTCTTTGTGATGCTCGTTAAAGCATCGCTTATAGGTTGCTTCTCGCTGTCTAAAGCTACGCCTTGAGCGTGAAGCCTACGCCTTGTTGAAATCCGTTGATCACCGCTTGTTAGCGGATCGTCTCTGTTAGCACCTGACCTTGAGTAATCTGGCATCGATTATCCTTCAGGCATGTTGCCTGTTAACTGGTCCATCACGTCAGGCGGTGCATCGCTTGCTGCCTTAGCCATGTTTCTAGCAATGTTTGATTGCTGAGACTCTGCATCTAGCTGGGCTTGAGCAGCCATAGCTTGCTCACGAGACTGGCGAAGCTCTACGACCTCCTCAGTGCTTCTGACGTGGTTTGGATTGACCCCCAGCTTGTCAGCGTAGTCATCCAAGAACTTGTCCGTGTCAAGCTTGTCAAGGGCTTCAGGGTGAGACTGAGACAGACCCTGGATCATTCCAACAAACCTGTCATCGGCACTTGCCCCAACAGCACGTTGAGCCTGAGCAAGCATTGAAACAAACTCTACTTGGAGTTCTGTTCCTGCTAACTCCTCAGGAGCAGGAGGAATTAGACCCGCGTCAAGCATGTGATTAAACGTAATGTCAATCAAAGGCTCTAGACCTTCATGGTGCAGACGCTCTAGAGCAGGACCAAGCATCAAAAGCTTCTCTTCGTGACGCTCTGCAACCTCTGTAGCAGTCATACTCTTGGTTGTAGAAGCAAGCATCAGGAACAAGTCTGCGTAGAACGAACTGTTGATACGTCCTCGAACATCCTGGATGTCAAACAACAGACCCTGAAGGTCAGGGTTTACCTGCCAAAGAGGGCGGATGCCTGCACCGTTACCGTCAACCTCTGTGTGACCACCCGGAAGCGTATCGACTTCCTTGTTCTTCATCAGAGGCGGACCCTGAGTAGGCGGCTGAGTAAGGTGATCTAGGATCTGACCCTTACGACGCTGCTCATGCTGAAGTTGTTTAACGTCACCTAGCGATGACATGCCAGGGCCGTTGCCGTAGATGTCCTGACCCGCCACAGACCAACGAGGAACAATAGCAGGGAACCTATTAAAGCCTGACTCTCTAAGGACAGTGTTGATGTCTGACCCTGCTCTGCCTTGCTCCCAGTAAACAGAGCGGAACGGCATGTCCTTGTTGTTCTTGCGCTCAATCTTGCGGTCTTGACGAGGCTCAATGGCGTGGCAAACAGTCCGCCAGTCCTCTAGGTTGCCGTTGCGGAACTGGTTCTGAACGCTAATCGACACCTTTTCAAAGCCAAACTCCTGCACCATCTGTCCAACAGTCATGTCGAACTCGCGGTATAGACAGTTAACGCGCTCGTTGCTGTCTGTGCTGATAGCGTATTGACCAGCCGTTAGCACATGGTGGTGAATGACGCTTTCGAAGTCTGAGACGACAATAGATGCCGCAGTGCCATAGAGGGCACACTCCGAATAGATGCGGGGCAAAGCCCTGTAAGTATTGCTCTGGGCAAAGACCCTGAACATCCGGGTCGTGACTTCGTGCAGCCACTCTTTGACAGGCCCATACTTGTTCATCTCCGGGTCAGGAGCCGTTAAACGCATCCAAGGACGCGCAGGGCTAGTAGCACCTGCCATTAGACCGGCTTCTAGAACCTGGAGTGCCCTAGTAGCAGTGCTGTCGATGATGTTGTTGTGGCGACGGGCACCACGGTTGCGGTCTGACGTGAGAAAGCGACCCGTCCGAGGCAAGACGAACTTACTAAGCTCTTCCCAGTGACTTTCCCAAGACGACAGTTCCGTCCAAAGCATCTGCTTACGCGCACGAAGGTGCTGAAGTAGAGACCGATGCTCGCCGTTACCAATAGAAACTAAAGAACTGGGATACATGACTGTGCCTTACGCTATGTCTGAGTTGCCAAGGGGGGTCAAGAAAGTGCCTGCCAACCCTTGTTGGGATGCACCCTTAGCTTTTGCCAGCAAAGGCTGATAGTTGGGCTTCTTCTTGCGGAGCCTGCGTTGCTCCATAGCTTGAGCCAAACGCTGACTTCCTGCTGCGGCAGAGGCTTGACGCTGTGCTTTTTCCTGCTGTTCGAAAGCAATCTTGGCGTTCTTGTCAGCACGCCTTCCTTGGGTTCGGGATTGCATCAGACCCATGCCTCCAAGGATTGCTCCTATTGCTACACCTGCCATAATCTAACTCCTGTATTCATAGCTTTAACTGTTACTGCAACGGCGTGCTGTTAATCCTAGCGTTAGTAGCAGCCTCACGCTTTCGACGTGCTTTAGCAAACTTAGCGTTATCTGCCTTAAAGCCTTGCTGGTTAAGAAAGTCTCGCATGTTTCCACTATATCCTGATTGTGCTGCCTTATCTGATAACACAGGACCGAATGGCGAATCTATCATTAACCCTTCACTGCCAGATGTAGGTTGATTAAGGGATTCTATTAGGCTGAGTCTCTTAAACATCTCCATAGGCCCACCTCTCTTGTCCTGATAAAGCTGACCCATTCGATTTCGGTTAGCCCTAGCAGCCCTACCCATCTGGAAAGAGGCACCTGTAGTGTTCTGAGTGCCGCCGTTGCCGATAGCACCAAGCAGGTTAGAAGAGCCTTCAGAAGTAGATCCCATTAGAATTGCTTGCAGAACACGGAAGAAACCTGCTCTCTTCGTCTCTGGAGAAGGTTTTCTAGGGTTGAATGACATTTAGCCGTCCAAATCATGCGGTGAACTCCGCACTCTTCAGCAGCCTTTTCAGTAGACAGTATAAGTTTCCAGCCTAACGGACCCCGACGATAGTTAGGGTCTAGATAAAGGCTGTCATTAGTGGCAAGTATCTCATCGAAGTGACCGTGCCTGTAAATGACAGATACGCTGTAGCCTATCATGTAATCCTCGATGTAGGCACCCATCACGATAAGCATATCTAACTCGTCAAGAGATAAATACCGGTTCTGGTCAGGTAAGAACGGGAACTTATTGTCTTCTAACTCCTCATGGTGAGCCTGGAAAAGGTCGTGACCGTCAGTCCATAACTCTAAAAATGAGATAGATCGGATCTCCAGGCTCTTTATGTCCATAGTTAAAAGTCTTCGTAGGGGTCGCGGTCCCAATTCATATTACGCTTAGACGAAGAGGATAACGCGCTGTCGTATATTTTATCCGACTTTTGGATAGGTGTAGCAAACGTAAGGGCTAACGCATCCGCCAAGTCAGGGCTACCTGCATTCTGGAGCCTCTTCTTGATTTGGTCTTTAGACTCAAGAACACGCCTGCCACGGGAGTCAAAACTATAAGTAGGGGTCGCTAACTCCTGCTTGAGAGCCAACATGTCGGGTATAGCCCCGCCCCCTTGCAACCAGTCACGCATCTCAAACCACATCTCTGTCCGGCGGTTGATGTGTAACGTGTGACGGTTAGCCCTGCCTCCAAAAGGAACCTCGATTACGTTGTATCCAAGCTGCTTAAGACGGTCGATGACCCCTGCCCCGGCCCCGCTGTCAATGAAAGTAGCCTCTGGGTGCCAATCACCTATAGCCTGGGCTACAAGGTCTGCTAACTGCATATTGTCTACGCCTTGGTAGACCATGGGAGGAAACGCCTGCGGTCCCTGACGCTTGATAATAACGCTTCTGTCGTCCCCGAAACGGGCGGGGTCTACCCCTAGAACCCTAGGCGCGGCTATGAGATCCCTTGCCTTGAACATCCTTTTAGCGGCAATCTCTGTAAGGCTAAGACTGATAAGCTGGTCGTCTCCGGCGGCGGCAAAGTCACACAACATCTCGCGGGCAAAGACGGTTTCGCTCATCTCCTCCCGCATACGCTCGACTTCAGAGTGCGCCAGGGCATCCGTATCTTGGCAAGTAAACCTTGC